ATGGCTCGCGGACATTGTTCGAGCTACGAGGAATACAAATACACATGCGGACAGTTGCGGGGTCTTGAATCTGCATGTGCCATCATCAAAGACCTCGAACAACGAATGGAAAACTCCGACAATGAGTGAAAACCTAGACTTGGTTAACGCGGTAGACCTATCGCAAATCCTCAACAAATCAGCGGAAGAAAAAGCAAAAGCGTTGCCCGAACCAAAAGGCTATCGTATTTTGTGTGCCATCCCTGAAGCGGAAAAGCAATATGACAGCGGCTTGGTAAAAGCCGACGAAACCATGCGCAATGACGAACTGCTCACTACAGTGTTGTTTGTTGTGAAGATGGGGCCTGATTGCTACAAGGATGAAAAACGTTTCCCCACTGGCCCTTGGTGTCAAGAGCATGACTTTGTTCTGGTTCGCCCGAACGCTGGCACTCGCTTGGTGATCCATGACCGTGAGTTCCGAATCATCAATGATGACTCGGTGGAAGCAGTCGTCCAAGATCCTCGCGGCATCCGTCGCAAACAATACTAAGGAGCCGGACATGGCAGATACAGATTTCAAATTCCCTGATGAACTAGAAAATCAGGGAAAGCAAGAAGCTCAAGCTGAGCAAGAAAACATTGAGATCGAGATTGAAAACGATACGCCTGAAGAAGACCGTGGCCGCAAGCCAGTCAATGCAAACGAAGTCAAAAAGCTTGAGATCGAAGTTAACGAAGTTGACAAGTACAGCAAAGACGCCAAGGACAAGATCATTCGCATGAAGCGCATTTGGAACGACGAACGTCGCGCCAGAGAAGCCGCAGAACGCGAACGCATTGCAGCTCTTGAGGCGGCTCAGATGCTCAACGCTCAACTCCAGCGCGCCAACCAATTGTTGGCCACTGGTGAAAAAGACTACAAAGACACCAAGAAAAAGGCAGCCAAAGCTGAGCTCAAGGCTGCCGAGCAGGCATACAAAGAAGCGTATGAGGCTGGTGACTCTGACCGTATGTTGCGCGCCCAGCAAGAGCTCATTCGCGCTCAGAATAGTCTTGACAACATCAAAAAGTTTAAGTTGCCCTCTTTACAAGAGCAGCAATTTAATGTACAAACTCAACCACAGCAGGTTCAACAACCATCTGTGCCGCGTCCTGATGATCGCGTAATGCGTTGGCAGGAAGAAAATGCTTGGTTCGGACAGGACAAAGTCATGACGGCAACAGCACTCGGTGTACACGAAGACTTACGTGAACGAGGGGTTAAAGTTGGGTCTGAGGAATATTACGCAGAGTTAGACAAAACGATGCAAAAACGGTTCCCTGATCATTTCGGTGAGCAGGAATTCGAAGAGGCAAAGCCAGAGAAGACATATTCAAGGGTCAAGCCTGCCACGGTAGTGGCGCCAGCAACTCGGTCGACCGCACCGAAGCGAGTTCGCTTAACGCAATCGCAAGTTGCTATTGCCAAGAAGCTTGGGATTACTCCTGAGCAATATGTCCGTGAAGTTTTGAAATTAGGAGCCTGACATGGCACAAAACCGTATTACTCGTGAAACTGATAACCGTGAATTTGCGGAGCGTCCAAAGCAGTGGATGCCACCGGAGCTTCTCCCTGAGCCCGACAAAGAGGCTGGTTATTCGTATCGCTGGATTCGCGTCTCGATGCTGAACCAAGCTGATCCTCGCAATCTTTCTTCAAAGATGCGCGAAGGTTGGGAACCGGTTCGTGTTGAGGAGCAACCAAAATACCGACTGTTAGCTGATCCCGATTCGCGTTTCAAAGACAACATTGAGATTGGCGGGTTGTTACTCTGCAAGAGTCCAACTGAGTTTGTGCAGCAACGTGCAGAATATGTGCGTCGCCAAACACAGTCTCAGACGGATGCCGTGGATAACAGCTTAATGCGTCAGAGCGATGCGCGGATGCCGCTGTTCAAAGACAGCAAGTCCTCGACTACCTTTGGCAGAGGTTAATAAACTTTTTGGAGCTAAAAGATGGCATATCCTACCGTCAACAGCACTTATGGCTTTAAGCCCCTCCAGCGTCTGGATGGCCTGCCATATGCCGGAGCGATCCGTCAAATCCCCGTGGCTGCAGCCTACGCAACCGCAATCTTGAACGGTGATACCGTGAAAGAAAGCGGCGGCTACTTGGTCGCAGCAAACACAACCAACTCTGGTGACATCGTCGGTGTCTTGGTTGGTTGCCAATACGTGAACTCTTTGGGCCAAACCGTCCAAGGTCAGTTCTACCCCGCAGCGGCTTCTACCACTACCGCATTGGCTTACGCCTATGTTGTGGATGATCCCAACGCAACATTCCAAGTTGCAGCTACAACTGCCGGTTCTACCACTCCTGCTGCTTACGCACGCACGATTGTGGGCAAGAACGTGGCATTGGTGGCCAACGTTGGCAGCACTACTACTGGCGATTCTGCTTATGGTATTGACGGCTCTTCAGCTACTACCACTAACACTTTCCCAGTTCGCGTTGTCGACGTGATCACAGCTTCTGCAACTGGTCCCCGCTATGCTACAGCCACGACTTATTATGAGTTCGTCGTGAAACTGAACACAGCTCAATACAACGACTCAACCGGTGCATAAGGAGTAAATCATGGCTATTTCACGCGCACAGTTACTGAAAGAGTTGCTCCCCGGCCTGAACGCTTTGTTCGGTTTGGAATATGCACGCTACGGCGAAGAGCACAAAGAGATCTACGAAACCGAAACCTCGGAACGTAGCTTCGAAGAAGAAACCAAGTTGTCTGGCTTCAGTGCAGCACCTGTCAAAAACGAAGGCCAAGCCATCGCTTATGACAATGCTCAAGAAGCATGGACTGCTCGCTACAACCACGAAACCATTGCTTTGGGCTTCAGCTTGACTGAAGAAGCTATCGAAGACAACTTGTATGACTCGTTGTCCGCTCGCTACACCAAAGCCTTGGCTCGTGCCATGGCCTACACCAAGCAAGTGAAAGCTGCCGCTGTTTTGAACAACGGCTTCACCAGCACTTACACCGGTGGCGACGGCGTGGCTTTGTTCAGCACAGCACACCCCTTGGTTTCTGGTGGCACCAACGCCAACACACCTACCACTCAGTCTGACTTGAACGAAACATCGTTGGAAAACGCTGTGATTCAAATCGCTGCTTGGACAGATGAACGTGGCCTGTTGATCGCTGCTAAGCCTCGCAAACTGATCGTTCCCCCAGCTTTGCAATTCGTTGCCACTCGTTTGTTGGAAACCGAACTCCGCGTCGGTACTAACAACAACGACATCAACGCGTTGAAAAACAACGGTTCGATCCCTGAAGGCTACTCAGTCAACCACTTCTTGACCGACACAAACGCTTGGTTCTTAATGACTGACGTGCCTAACGGCTTGAAACATTTCGTTCGCACCCCCTTGCAAAACAGCATGGACGGCGACTTTGACACCGGCAACGTGCGTTACAAGTCTCGTGAACGTTACAGCTTCGGCTGGTCTGATCCTCTCGGCGCTTTCGGCTCCAGCGGTTCATACTAATCAGGCCTTGAGTCTGGTATCAAAGGGGAGCTTCGGCTCCCTTTTGTTTTGCGTGGAAACGTTTACACGCGCCTTGACTTCGGCCAAAAATAAGGTATGCTTACCGTGTCTGGGATTTCACTTGTACCGGACTGGCCCAGCAGACGATGCAACGATTGGTACAAGTACTTTTGCATAAGGACTTTTTGTCATGGCACGTTCCACCTTTGAAGGCCCAATTCTCTCGGGCGACTCACGTTTTGGCCCCTTGCGCGATGTAGGCTACGCCCGTCTTTCGCAAGAATGTTTCATTGATTTGTCTAACACCACTGCTGGCACTGCCGGCTACTCTGGTGGCTCTAGCCAATTTGTCAATGGCAACACAATCCCCAACGTCAACGCAACCGTTTTCACTGCCGGCGGCGGCACTGTTTACCCTCCAGTTGTTGTGACTCCAACTGCAGACGCTACTACCGCAATCTATCGCGGCGCAGTGTTCTATGTTCCAATCAACAGCATCATTGAAGACATCGTTGTTGACTACACAACAGCCATCACTGTTGGCGGTTCTCCAACATACTCTGCAGTGAGCTTGTTGGCCTCTAACGGCTTTGTGACCTCCAGCCCAAGCTATGCCACTGTTTCTTTGGGCACCACCACAACTGGTACTGTCGGTCGTCAAACAACCACATACACAGCAGCAAACTTGACAGCCATGCTGGCAACGACTGCAGACATCACAACCGGCAACAACAACCCATCGCAAATGTCTCAAGTCGTTGTGACATTGGCAATTGTTGGCACCGGCTTGAGCGCACCAACAGCAGGCAAAATGAACATTGCTTTGCGTTACTTGCAGACCGACCCCAACATTGGCTCAACTACTGCTTACCCATACGGTAACTTCGACTAATTGAGCGGGGACTTCGGTCCCCTTCTTTGGCTTTAGGAGATACCTATGACAATGCAATATGACGTCAGAGCGGCGCATTTAAACCAATCTGGTTTTTTGGTGAAGGGTCGCATTCGCAAGAAACAAGTTACGCTTTGCGGTAATGCTTCGCAAGCAGGAACACTTGCGTTTTTTGACACTACCACAGCACCCGTTACATCGGCCACTTACGGTCGTTCAGGCAACACAATTACTGTGTCGTCAACATCGCACGGCTTAACGACTGGTCAAACAGTCGGCATTTCGTTCAATAGCAGCTCAGGTGTGTCCGCAACAGATGGAAACTACGTCATCACCGTGACGGATGCAAACACCTTTACCATGACCGACATCAACTCGGGCACGGTGACAAACGCAGGCACAGGTTGCCAGTATGTTTTTGGCAACACCAACATTTGGATTGCAACATACGAGACTTTGACTGGTGCTACTGCCACGCAACAACTGTTGGTGCCCGGTGAAGGCCAGTTGGTCAATAATGCGCTCTATGCCTATATGGTCAACATGGGCTTTGTGACTATTCACTATGGCTGATACCAAGCAAGTTGAACTGACGGGACGCAAGATTTTTATTGCGATCCCGACGTATGACGGAAAGCTGAACATCAAAACAGCTTTCAGTCTGGCGCAGCTCATGCCATTGGCATACTCTCACGGTGTCGGAATCAACTTGAGCTATATGGCTGGGTGCTCCATCATCCCCATGGCGCGCAACTCTTTGGTCAATGAGTTCATGAAGAGCGATTGCACAGAGATGCTTTTCATTGACTCCGACGTGGTGGTCAAGCCCGATGACGTGATGCGCTTGCTGGCTCAGAGTGGCAACAAAGACGTTGCTGCCGGCCTATATCCCCGCCGCGCCTCGGACAAATTCTTCTTCCTCGACATCCCCCGCGACGACAACGGCGACATGATCTTTGATGGGTCTATGCTCAAGGTCAACCGCGTGGGCACAGGGTTCATGCTCATCAAGCGCTACGTG